TGTTTCTGCTGTCTTTAAAGATTGCTTTCTTTTATTTCTTTCGTAACCCCAAGCACCAGCACCTGATAAAAATAGAATTATTTCTGGGATAAACGGTTTTATAATTTCAAATACTTTCATTTTATTATATTACCAAGTTGTTATTTCTGAACGCTTCCAAGTGTCTGTCGCTACGCATACGTAGATATAATCTGCGGTGTATCTTATATCTCCTGTAACACCTGTTGAAGATGCTGATGCTGGTGCTGTATTTAGTGCTGATACTTTAAATGCTGATGCTGTTACATCGCCAGTAGCACTAAATTTTACCTTTTGACCGCCATTTCTATAAAAACCAAAATCCCCACTACCAGCTGCTATATTTTTACCGATTGTCCATCGGTCTTCGTTTGCGTCAGAGGTGTTACCGAAAGACATTGTAGATTCGGCATTTGCTGTACTGTTGCTTACCCGAAGCATTCCATAAGAGCTTTCAGATGCTGTTAATTGAGAGCCGCTACCTATGAAGTTAGTAGCTGTTACATTACTCCCAAAGGTAGCGTTGCCTGTAAACGTAGGCGAAGCTATATTTGCTTTTAAATTTAAAGCTGTTTGTGTCGCACTTGAAATAGGCTTGTTGGCATCGCTTGTATTGTTTACATTTGCTAAACCTACATCACTACTATCCAATTCAACTTCTCCGATTCGGTCGTTTACGCTTAAAACCTTATCTGTGTTATCTATTTTTGCCCAACCTGTTGCCGTTTTAATTGCCCAATCTGTTACTTTCCAATCTGTAATGCCACCAATGTCAGTAGCACCATCAACGGAAACTATCCAATAGTAGCCAGTTTCTGTTGTAGCCGATATATCTGGACTATTTGTATTTGCGTTCCAATTACCTTGTGGAATTAAAGAACCTGCCAAAGCTAATATTTCAGCTTTTAGTATCTTACCTTGCTCTGCTGACAAAGGCACATCCACGCCACCTGCAGTAACATTGTTTACAATATCTGCAATGTTTGTTTTTAAAGCCAAACCATCATCTAACTGTCCTTTAGTTGCTAAGTGCGTAGATAGTGTTGCAGGTGATGCTGTAACTTTACCACTTGTAGCTACTTCTGTAACGTTTTCGTTACCTAACTGTATTTTATTTGATGCGTCTACAACTGCATTAGCACCTATTGCGGTTGCGTTTTGTAAATTACCAACTGATACGTCTGCGCGCCTTCCAACAGCTGTATTATTAGAGCCTGTTGTGTTTGACTGTAAAGCATCTTGACCAATAGCTGAATTATTATCACCTGTTGTGTTTAATCTTAATGAACGTTGACCAATAGCTGAATTATTATCACCTGTTGTGTTTGAAAGTAAAGCACCAACTCCGTTAGCCGTATTAGTAGCCCCTGTTGTGTTTGAAATTAAAGCTGAATGCCCATTAGCTGTGTTTGAAAACCCTGTTGTGTTTGACTGTAAAGCACTGCTACCAATAGCTGTATTTTGATTTGCTATTGTATTGCTAAATAAAGCACCGTTACCAATAGCTGTATTTTGAAAACCTGTTGTGTTTGAAATTAAAGCATTTGAACCAAAAGATGTATTATTTGGTACATCTCCCTTTCCATTATTCCATACAGTTTTATCTGTATCGTTAAACTCTAAATGCGATATTAATGGGTTTTTAGTAGCCAACGCATCAAACGTACCGTTGCTACTTACAGGCTTGTCACTTCCATCAGTGGGTACCGCATCAACTGCTACAAAATTAGATTTTTTAATTTTAAAACTTACGCCACCTTTGACAATGTGGATTAAATCATTATCTTCTGATGTTTCGGTTTCTATTCTGTCTGTTAATTTTTGATTTGCCATTTTTAATTAAATATAAAATTATTATTATCTTCAAATAAATAGTTTATTCCATCTTCAAACAAATATCCAGTATCAACACCAAATATTATAAAATTTGATATTCTTACCAAAGGTGCTGCATACAATTCAGTAGCTGTAATTCCAATATTATAACCGTTTAAACTACCTTTAGATGTTCCGCTATTTAATGTTAAACTATTAATTTTGCAACCATTTTCTGCACCTATCATTTTATAAGTTCCATTATTAAACTCAACTAAAACCCTCAAATCAAAATTAGTTAAACTATCTAAATTCCTTGTACTTGCTAAATCTTGTTTTAATAAATCAAAACCTAAACTTTGAGAAAAAGAAACGCCATTTTCGTCATTGGTTATTTGCTCACTAAAATTAGCACCATTCACTTCGTATTTGTAAACTACCGTATTTGGGAAATTTGTTAATTCATTAGTTTTTAAACCCTGCAAATCAATTAGTCCGTAATTCACAAACTTCATAAAATACAAAGCCTTAACGCCTCCCACATTGTTAAAGCAATTTAACTCATTTCGTCCGCTTGTCAATGTGCAATTCATAAACCTTTTTTAAATGTAATTCAACTTTTTTTAAATCCTCTGCCTTTTCTTTGTTGTACTTACTTTTGCGTTTATACTTCATCTATTCGCCAGTCTTTTTTGTTAAATTTTGCGTTTGGTGTTTCATAAGCAATACCTGTTAAAAATAAACCGCTGATCGTGTTTAAATTATATTTAGGCTCAATGTCGTAGTCCTCATCTTGGTTACTTGTGTACTCTGGAATTTCACTATCTTTGTCTATTAAAAAATTAGACAGTCTTTGTATGTATGTATCTGCTTTACTTTGGGCATTTTTAGCGATATAACTAATATCTTCCATTGTAGCAACCTCTGCATTTTCGGCTACGTGCTTATACATTCCACCATTACCAACTATAATACTACCAATTTTAACGTACTCGGCAAATACGCTATGCCAAAGAACTGGTTTAATATATTTCGTTGTCATTAAAGCATACAATCCAGTTAAGCTGTCATTGTCAAAGTCCGTTAAAATCTTTTCATATAGTTTAGTTCCTAAAACATTCTCTAAAACCATTACCTGCACGTCATCAATAAAGTTTATAAACTTATCGCTGTCCACGTTACCGCCCATTGGCGTATTTAGTCTTATCTCTTCTGAGTTTATTAAGTAAATTGCCATATTATTTATTGCTATGTGGCGCTATTGAAACGTCTGAGTTATTTGTTGGTACTTTAAAACCTCTGCTTCGTGCTGCCGAAGTGCTTATAGTTTTAGCCAAAGGACTATTTACATCAACACCGCCACCACGTTTTAAATAAATTTCTCTCTGCCATTTATGTTTGCAAGTTCCGTTTGGAAAATTAGCACTCATTCTGCCGCCACCTTTCCATAACCAAATCGAATATGAATTTGTACCGTTTAATCCAAAGCCGTCATTAACGCCTTGTCTATCCATTTGTAAAATATCCTCTTTGCGATATAGTTTATTAGCAAGAACCATTTTAGTGCAAAATTCTCTTGTGTTTTGACTTATAGAACCAATGTATCTGTATCTTATTACAATGTCTTGGCTATCTTGTTCACTATTTGAGTTCGGTCTTGCCACTCCTGTTGATGTCGCAAACTTTAGGGATTCAAATACCAAATCGTCAGTATCATAGTCCACCTCGTTGTATGCTAATAAGGCATATTTTTCTAAATCTACATCTTCGCCAAAGCTGATGACGTGGTCTGCTAACTCAGGTGTGGCTTCGTTATGATCCGAAAGACAAACGTGCTGAGATAGTGCTAAATCTTCTTCTGGAGAGCCTAAAAGTTTAACCGCCACATCTCTTTTAAATCCATATATTTCTATTAAAATTGTAATGGCACTTTCAAAATCTGTTTTGCCCTCGCTTACCGATGTTTGGATTCCTAAAATTCCAGTAACTCCACCAACAGAACCCCTTAAAGCTGCTTGCGCTGCCAAAGTTTCTTTATTTACTGCCTGCGCTGGTATTGTTGGGTTCTCAATATTTACTGGTAATTCAATAACATCTACATCAGAGGTACTATTGTAGTTATCCCTTAACGGCATAAAATATAAATCGGTTTCTAAACCATTAAATTCTAATAGTTCCTTTATTTCTTCTATAAATATTGCTTGCTTTGGGTTTATTTTATAATCCTGCACCAATTTAGACTGTACATCTAACTCATCAGCGTTACTTGCGAAGCCGTTACCGTTGTTTATTCCAAATAAATTAGGATATGCACCGTGCGAAGTTATAATCTGCTGACGTGCTTCTTTGGTTAAAAACTCCCATTGTGAATGTGCATCGTTTACCTCTAAAGGAACGACTGTGACTTCTACATCTTTGCTATCGTTAAATGACAAAATAAACTTACCAGCATTACTACTGCCAGTTAGTTTTTGTTTTATCATTACTTCAACTTCATTCTTTTGCTCTGGTGTTAAATTACCACCGTTATTAAAATTAATAATATAACCAAATGAAAGCCCATTTGTAATGTGGTTAATGCAGTAGTTGCTTATTTCCTCCTCCATTTGAGCGTATTGCAAACCTTGTACATAACTTGGTAAAGCAAAATAGTTTTGACCTTGTTGATGTGGTACTACCGACTTAACCATTATGGGTTCTGTTAACTCTCCTTTAAATTCAGGGTAAAATATAGGCTTATTTTTGTTTATTTTAGACCAGTCATCACTATACCACGCACCGTTTATATCTCCGTCGCTATCTATTTTATCACGTCCTATTTTTTCTGCTGGCAAATGTAATATTTTAGCAATTTTTTTAGTATCTCCTTTGCTTCTTAAAATTTGCATAAAGAAATAACCAAATAATAAAAAATCATTTAGGCATTTTCTTTGCTCTTTTTTAGAAAAAACATCAGATAACTGTTCGTAAACCTGTTCTTGACCATTAATAGCTATGCCTTGTCCGTATAGTAATTCGTTAAACACTTCTAATATAGAACCATTTGTAGGACTTCCTATTGCACGTTCTATTATGTACTGTGGAAAACTGTTTTTGTCACCATTAAGTACCCATTCACGCGCTGCATATTCTTTAATATCAGGCTTTATGTAATTAGAAAATTGTATAAGTTTAATATCACTCATTTATTCTATAATTTTGTTTAGATTGTGTCGTAGCAAATAGCTTTCCTCTGAAGATAATTAAATTATTATGCTTTATTTCCAAATAATAGGTGCTGTTTTCTGTAAAGTTTGCGTTTGTTTTAAAAGATAAACGCCCATCAAACTTAACTACATCAGTAACGCTATGCGTTAGAACCCTTCTATTATCTTCGTTTTCAATTATAACACTAATATTAGTATTTATGTCTGCGTAATATCTTGGTATTACCTCAATTTCATTTATACTAATTGTATTGTTTACTACTATCATAATTATATAACGTAAAACTGTGATTTTTGTTAAAAAAGAAAACGCCCTAAAACAAATTAGAGCGTTCACTACCTTAAAAACTAAAACTAAATAAGTAATAAATTAGTACTTTAAGTACTAAATAAGTACTTTAAGTAATAAATTAATTAGGGTGTTATATTTGTTTCACTAACTAAAGCTAATAAAGCTGTAATTGTTGAAGCATCTAAACTTGGCGCTGGCTTCGTTTCAGTTGCTGTTAAAACTAAATTGTAACCGTTAAAATCGCCTTTAGCACCTCCTGACTGAATGTCTCCAGTTGCTACCGTTCCATCTTCAAATCCAGCTATTTTGTATTCTCCGCTTCTGAATTGTACTACTACAATAGGTCTCGCTTTTACAATTAGTGAAATCTCATTAGTTGTTGCCTTGTCTTGTTTTTTCAAAGCCAAAGTTAAAACTTGTGAGTAAATTGATGTACCTGCATTAGCATCGGCTGTAAAAGTTTCTACTAATGAATTACCATCTGCCAAAAGGTCGTATTTAAACACCTCTGTTACAGCTGCATCTATTGCAGTTGCTTCGTTCGCTGTTACCGTAAACGAATCTTGTAAATAATCTAAAAAGAATACGGATTTTATTCCGCCCACCGCATCTCTGCATGGTTCTGTTCTTCCGCTTGTTAATACACATGCCATATTTTTATGTTTTTAAATAAAAAAGGTGGCAGTTATAAACATACCACCTTTTTTGATTGATTAATTAATTAAATTATGCAGGTGTAGTTGTTGACAAATAGTAAACAATATCCTCTGAATTATAGTATCCAGTTGCTGCACCGTAAACCAATTTACCTCTAACTTTACCAGTTAGCAATCCGATTTCGTCCTCATCTACTATTGAAATCTCATTCATATCAGTTAGCAAACCAGTCGCAAAAACTAAGTTTTTAACTTCATAAATTGCGATTGTATTGTCAGGCAAACCATTAACTTCGGTTAGCGTGTATCTTCCAAAACGTACTTGCTTTGGTTCTGCTGTTCCATCGTTAGCAATTCCTTTAGATACTAAGTAAAAAGAGTATGCTTGGAATACATCAGGACTTACAACTACTTTTAAATCTTTACGTCTGATTCTTACCGGTACAGCGTTTAAAGCTAATTTTAATTCAGCTTCTACTGTTGCTTCTGTAATTGCGTTACCACTTGGTACAATTCCGTTGTTTGCTTTTATTACCCCAGCATCTGCTGTAAATTGAGCAATATACCCACCAAATTCTCCAGCCGTTGCAGCTGCGCCAGTCCAAATGTCAGTATCAACTTTTTCAGCTTGTGAAGCTAAAACCATTAATTGGATAGCTTCCATTATGTCAGCTGGTGCGTTTGGATTTGATGCGCTTGCGCCCATAGAATCTTCTGACCAGGTTTGTCTGAAATCTTCCTTACATACATCAAAATCATTTTTCAATTTTTTGATTGTAAGCACTTTCTCTGCTAAGTCGATTGTACCTGATGGACTAAATCCACAAGCATAATTTGCAGTTCCATCAGTGTAAGAACCTTTTCTAAGATTCATTTTAAAATTAACATTATCAGATACAGATACTAAACCCAATCTTAGGGTATCAGCTTCTTTAAATGATTCGCTAATTATTGCGCCAGCTACCTTGCCAGCGTAGTTACTTGATACGTTTGTTGTTGTTGCCATTTTTTATTTATTTATTTCTCATTAATTCTAACATACGACCTTTGCTTGACAAATTAACATTTACAGATTCTCCTCTGTGTTTAATTGGTGCTGCTTCTGGTGCTTTAGAAAGTTCAACTTTTAAATTTTCGTTTTCGTTTTTAAGATTTTGATTCTCTTTTGAAAACTCTGCTTTTACTGTTTCAATTTTACCTTCAACTTCTTTTTTGAAGCTGGCTAAAAATTGCTCTAACATAGACTTGAAACCGTCCATATCAAATTCTTCTGCCATTTCTTTTTCGATTGGCGCATCTTCTAAAGGCATATCTTCCTCCAGTTTTACATCTTGCTTTTGCTCATTAAATATGGCTTTAAAACCATCTCTAATCGCATCAGTGATAGACTTTGCATCTGTACTCATACTCATTTGATTTTTAAATTTAACTTCGTTTAACTTTAATATTCCATCAATAGAAAATCCTTTTATTTCTCCTGATTTTGCTTTTGCATAAACTTCATCAGATACTTTGGACATTGCAACCCAAGTTCCTTTAGGGTATGTTTTGCCGAAAGCATTAGACTTGTCGTTTAAACTATCTTCTACAATCCAAGTTTCAACAAAAGAAACATCGGAAAGTTTTAATTCGTGTTCTAATGTAGAGTTGTTTTGATATGATTGTTTCTGAAAATTGTGTGCTAATTGTTCAATAGTTTTTTCACTGAGTTTCATTTCAAACTCATTACCGTTTATATTTCTAAGGATTCGCTTGTTTGGAATTAATACAGCACCCAATAAAATGTTTTTGGCATCGTCAATAGCTGCTAACTTTACGTCTTTTATATCTTCGCTTAGTGTGATCCACTCATCTTCCATCGCTGGATTTTCAACCAATGAAATTGCGTAAACTCCTTTCGTTTCATTCTCCTCAAAAATAGCTTCGTACATTCTCATATATTATATAACGAAAATTTGTAATAACTGTTAAAAAAGATTAACCAATGGTTGCAGTTCTGCGTGTGTTTCTGTCCATCTCTTGCTGGGTGGTAACATCATTACCAACTACAAATGCTCTTATTGGTCTTCGTTCGTTTATAGTTTGCCGTAACCTTGATGCATCGCTATTGCCAACTACATTAAATGCTGGTGCTGACTGGCCACCGCCACCATCACGAACAGGAGAAGCACTAACATCACCGCCACCGCCTAAAGAACCTAATGCTTTTTTAGTTGCCAGTAAATTTGCAGCAATACCAATTCCAGCGTTAATTTTATTAAGCGTAATTTCTGCTGCTGCTAATGCAACACCGCCAGGAAAGGCAGCGTATTTTAAAGCCACCGCTGAATTTGCCGCTTGTGTGTTTACGACTATTCGAGCAATACCAGCCAAACTTTCGCCAACTAATGCAGCGGCTTGTAGTGCTTTATTTTTACCTGCTAATTGACCGAGTAAGGCAAACCCATTTGAAGCAGTATCAATAGCCGCCAGTAAAATTTCTCTTTTGGCGTTTTGTAAATCTTTTTCTATTTCTATTTCTCTTACTTTTTTCTTTTTTTGTTTTTCTAAAGATTCTAAATCAAACTTGTCTTGTATTTCTTGTAAAGCTGTTCTTTGTGCTTCTTCTAAAATAGCACTATCCTCTCCAAATCCTTTGGCTTGTTCAATAAGGTTAAAATACTTTTCCCTAACGGCATTTTCTTCTTGTTGTTCTTTAGAAAGTTTACTATTAAAAAATTCGTTTTCTAAATCTTCAATCTTTTGCAAAGATGCAATCTTGTCTTCTTCGTCTTTTAATTCTCGCTTTTTTGTTTCCGCTGCTATTGCTTCTGTTTCTGCATTAGATTCTCTAGTAAAACTTTGAATTTGAGTAGTAAGTCTTTTTTGTAGGTTTAGCCTTTCAGTTTCTTTATCTATTAATTGCGCTTGTAATGTCGCTTCCTCATTTAATGCTTCTTTATTTGATTTCCCTAAAGCATTTTCTGCTTTTTGTGATTTTAAACGTAAACGAATTGCATTTTGTTCTTTGTTATTTATTTTTTCAGATATCTCTGATGCATCTTGTAAAAATTTAATTCTTTCTTTGGCACTAAATAAATCCCTTTGCTCGGCTTTTTCTCTTAATTCTGCTATATCTCTGTTAGCGTTTGCTCTTTCTACTAATAAACCACGCTCTATTTTATCCGCATTTGCTCTGTTGTCTGCTATTTGCCCAGCTATTTTAGCTTCTTCTTCTAATTTATCTATAAATTCTTGCGTTTTATTAATAGCATTTTGTATGGAATCAGTAACGCTGTCCAATCCTGTGGTAATTTTACCAGCAGCATCAATTGCTACCTTGCCAGCTTCTACAAATTTACCCTCAAATAATAAAGAAATTGCAGTACCTAACTTTGGTATTAATTCTAATATGCCGTTAAACCTATTTACAATGTTTTCTTTAATAAGTTTTGCAAAGTCTTTAATGGCTTGTTGTGGGTTTTCAAAAACACCTATAATAAACTCGCCTAAATCAGCTAATAAATCTAAATACTCGGCCACTACATTACCGACAATAAACAAAGCCTTTGCCCATTTATTTTGTCCCTCCTCTGAACGTGTGAACGCTTGTTGAAGTGATACAATAGCAATTAACAAGATACCAATACCAGTGGCAATAATAGCAACCCTTAAAGATTTAAAGCCTGTTACAACGCCTTTAATTGATGCACCTATTCCTTTAAACTTAGATACAACTCCCCCAGTGGCTTTGTCTAAAGAGTTGCCCATTTCATTCGTGGCCTTACTCGTTTCCTTAACTTCCTTTTGGGTAACGTCTAAATTTTTATTTAGGTTGGTTATATCTTTGTCATTAACCTTAATGTTAATAATTTTTTCTATTGCCATTTTTGATTTCTGTTTATTTGTTCAAACCCTTTCTTTAAAGTCAATGGTAATTTATTAACGCCTTTTGCAATGTCTATATTTTTAGACACTCCGACCATATCACTAATATCTAACATCTTTAAAATTAAATCAATCATATTAAAAGTTTTGTACTATTGTTAAAGTTGGGTTATTTAAACCATCTGTTATTTTTATCTGCGCTGACCTTTCCGCTGAACCGTTATTTTCAGATAGCGAGTAGTTAAAGGTAAATATTGGAACCCCACCATCAAATGGATTTAAAGTAATCCAAGATGTGCCATCGCCTGTATCTACTAATGCTGGAAACTGTCCTGTAATTCCAATGTACTCTGCTGAATCGCTTATGGCTTGACTTTCATAAGTATTAAAGTCTGGTATTATCACAGAATTGTTTGATATATCCGAAGCTAAAGGCGCATCATAAATATCGTTAATCAGTTCCAACTCATCTTCTCTATTTGTTAAATTAGATTTAATGGTATTTATTATGTAACGAGTGTTTCCTATAATTAGCCTGTCGTTTAATTTAAGAGCGTTTAATAAACTTATTGGCAGTATTCCAGTGTAGTTATAATTACGTCTTTTATCGCTGAAAATATCGCTTATATAATCTGCGTAATTTCTTGTGTATATTGTATCTTGGTTTAGGTTGCCTGTAAATTCGTTAAACTCAGACTCAAAATTTAATCCAAAACTTTCCACGCCTATTTGCCTGGTGTGGCTTGGCATTATTACACTTGTGTCAATTTCTTGGTAAGTTGATGCCGAGCCTTTGTAGCCGATTGGATTTGATGCCACCGATTGCGACACGCCAAAGAACATAAACGGTTCGCCACTTATGCTCTGTAAATCTCTGTTGATATAAGGACAGTAAAGAATGTTCGTATTTGTGTTATTTGTTAAATCTAATAACCTTTCATTTATTGGATTTTCAAAAATAGATTCTATGTCTAAAGTTTCGCCATCTAATTTTTCTGTTTCTGTTGAATCAGTATATAATGTTAATTCGTTATTTCCGTACGTTCGGTTATTTGACTGCTTAAAAACATCAGCTAAAATCTGCTGACTTTCCTTAAATTTAAAATCTATTTTATTAAAAATAACACCCTTATCAACTTGTTTTTCTGTGGTATCTATGTACTCCGTTATGTCAATTATTTTACCCTCACTATACCAGGTTTGCAAATCCTCTACGAGTATGTCATCGCCAAATGGTTGCACTATTAAATTAAAAGTCTTAAATAAACTTACTAAAAATTTGTATGTTTCAATATCTTTTAATTCGTTTAAAATATTTGTATCTAAACTAATTGATTGGTCGCTGTATGTGTTTGGATAATTGCCCAAACTTTCTGGGTTTGAACCTAAAAATTGATATGTTAAATTTGTGTTTGCATCAAATTCAAATGCTTCCTCTGTTAGTACGTCAAATTTTGTAACAGCTTCTCCTGTTAAATCTTGATTTTTTATAAGCGCACCAGCTGTGATTGTTCCAAAAATAAGTTTTGGGTTTTCATATAAAACAACCCCGTTAATTGAAAGCCTAATTTTATACCCTATGTTTTGAAATTCAGTCTTAGGTGTTACAGTTGCAGAATATAAAACACTCCCCCTCCTTATGTCATCTTTTGTTGGTGTAGTACTTGTTTCAGTTTCTACTTCTACAAATCCATTCGATAATTTTTCAGTGGACTTGTTAAGATTTACATAAATTTCGTTAAACAAAGCTGAATCAAAAAAACCACCTACAAATTTAAAACCATATTTTTCATTTATAGCCTTTACTATTAAACTTAATTTTATAGCTGGCTTTAAGTCATCAATAGAAACACCGCTATCTCTATCAGTTAAATAAGATATATTAACAGCTTCGCCCATTAAGTCTGGCGCGCTTGCATTTGAGTTGTAAAAATATTGCTTTTGGTATGATATTAAAGGATATATGACCGCTCTTGGATATGATACACCACCGACCGTAAAATCTAACCCTGTTTGCAAACCCTCCAATACAGTCGCACCTGTATAGCTGTGGTCAAAGTTTGATAACCAATCTAAAGTGTTTAACTTGTCATCGCCTATTAAGTCTTTTACCTTAATTACATCGCCAAAGAAAGTAATGCTATACGATGCTGCAAGATTGTTTTTAATTTTAACACCGTTTAACTGCATCTTACCTTGTTTAAAAGGCAATGTATTTACGTTTATTGTAGAGTTTTTACGAGTACGTGCATCGAATCCATTATCAATATCTGCATTGTAGTAATTCTTAAATATAGCATTGTTTTTTTTTGATGCTGGTACATTAAAAGATTGGCTAAAGTCCGCAAAGATTTTAGATATATCTTTCACGTCTTGGACACCCTGAGTAATGGTTACCGTTTCGTCTTCAAATAAATCTAATTTAATACCCTCAATAAAAACTTCTAAAATCATATATTGTTAATATCGTTAAAAGCATATTCCAAATCCAAAGAATAGTTTATTAAATTGTCATTTACTCTTGTCTTAAATTCAATACTGCTATTTGCTATATTTACAGGAATAAATGCTGCATCTTTTAAAATATAAACCAAATCAGAAAACAATAACTGCTTGTAGAGTTCGTTTTCCTTTTCGTTAATATAACCGCTGTTTATTTTAATAGTGGATTTGCCTACTGTGTTTAATTTTTGGTATTGGTGTCTTGTCGTGTCATAAGTTCCACCGCTTACATAATTATTTACAAAGTCATCACTTGTAACATTCGTAGTTTCATTTGATTTCTTAAATAGTGTTAATGAATCAAACACTCCAAACTTATTTTTAAATAATAATTGTATCGGATTGTATCTACATTCGTCTATTATTTCGTATGTGGTTATAACATTGTTTGGTTTAGTCTGAACCGTTATAAACTCCGCTTGTTCTGATTCAGATACATCTATTGACAAGTACTGTATAAACTTATTAGAACTGTTTGTAGGCGTTATTGTAACCGTTTCGTCTATTGCTGCAGTGTTTGTGTTTACATCAATAGTTTCTATGGCAGAATCGTTTACAAAAGGAAATAATATTATACCGTTCCTTGCTACTTTACGCAAACTTGAAGATGTTAATATATTATTTGCTGGTTTCGTTGGGTTTATTCCCTCTAAATAATAACCATATCCATCACTTGCAACCAATGTTGATATAATTGGTGCGATAGTTTCTGTCGGATCAGTGTAAGTTGCTACGTATTTAACATACTTTACATTAGAATTTAAGCTATCTAATAGATTAACCGTATCTGTAACACTTACTAAAGGTCTT